CGTTCGCGTGAAGCCGCGTGACCCAACCCGCAGAGTTAAACCAAGTTATATTCTGCGCGAGCAACGAGGGCTTGCGCTTGGGAGTGTAGAGGGCAACTACGTTGAGTATAACTTCCGTTGTGCGTTGTATTATGTTCATGGATTATATTTTTTATAAATTATATTTTGGTTCGTGTGATAGTATAGAAAACGAAAAGCGCACAGGCTATGATGGGGATCATTAGTAGTCTTGCGCGTGTTTGTGTTTTGCCTTGCGCGTGTAGGCGTTCTTCACGCGCAGGGCGAATGATGGACGGCAAGCGGTCTTGCGAACGCTTCGCTCTATCTCGCGCGCGAAGGGGCGCGTGTCGATGGTCATTATAATTCTGCTCATATTTTTTTTCTGAAAAGTTTTGGATAGGCTTGTTCTCGCGCTTTTTTTCCGCAGGGATAGCAGCGCGTTTCTCCGTTATATCTTTCCCAATCGTAAGAAAGGGTATTGCATCTTTGGCATCGTTTGCGTCTTTTCATGTTAGTTGACTCCGAAGGTGATTTTGTTAGTGTCTTTGAGCTTCAGCAACTCTTGCGCGAGCGTGGTGAGGCTATCGCACAGGAGGTCGAGCTTTTGCTCGTGAATTTCCAGATGCCTCTGGTGCAGTTCAAGAGTTTTGCCGATGAGGGTTTCGTTTTCCTTGTGATCCTTCAGCGCGTTGCTGTGCAGGACGAGCGTTTCGAGGGCTTTGATGATTCCGTCTTGTGTGTTGTTGTTCATAGTGGTGATGATGTTAGTGTGTTAGGGTTGAAAGGTCAAGAGTTTTTTTGAAGTATGCGGAGATGTCTTCCGCGCTTGCAGGGCGCAAGTCGTCGAGGAAGAATTTCCCGAAGATGTCGTGATGACGGACAACAGCTTGGTTGCCTTCGATGCGAACGATGCGGAAGCAACGTGTGCCAACTTTCCAGATTTGGCTTTTTTGTGGTGTTTTCTTTTTCATGTTATTAGATGTTGACTGCTACGGAGTTAATGGACTGAATCGCCAGTCCGCACAAGTGTCGGTAGTCGTAGCCCTTTTTGTCGAGATTGGTTTTCATCTGTTCGATGCGGCGAACAGATTTGTTGATTGCCGTGCGAAGCATTGCCGCTTCGACGTTGATGATGACAGGAAGCTCGCCAGTTTTGGCGAAGGTGATGGTGTATGTTTTCATTGTTAAAAGTATAGCAGAGATGCGGTGAAGGTCAAGGGATTTTTTAATTTATTTTCTGATGCGCTTTTTCCAGACCAGCGGCTCGACCCTATCGAAGGTGACGAGAGAGAAACGTCCGTGCCTGTTGGTGTAGGTGAACGTGCGCTTGGCGAGCGATGCGAACGTGCAAGCCGCCTTGTTTTTCGTGGCGAACTCGATGATCTCCGCGCTCGTGTAGTATTTCTTTGTCATGCATACACTCTACCACAGCCGCGCAAAAATGCAAGGGATTTTTTGCGATTAAAAAAATATTTTTTTTGTGCTTGACACGCGAGTTGGCACGCTTCATGAATGGCATAATGCATAAGTCCTTCATTTTCAACGACTTACGAGCGCGCGGGGGGCGCGCCACAGTAAGTGCTTGATATTCAACGACTTACATAAAAAGATTTTTGCAAAAAAAAGCTTGACACGCGCAGGGCGTGCCAAGCGTGAGAGTGTGGCGCGACTACTTCGCGGCCAAGGGCGCGACCAAGGGCTGCTCGATCTCGTCGAAGATGTTCACGTTAGGCTTTGCCCAAGTGAAAGACGTTGAGCCTGTCGCGGGGTTGGTCACGCGCCAGTAAGCGTGACCGCCTTCAACCGCCGCCCTGTTGAAAGGCAGGACGATGAACACGAAGAACGCCGCGCTTGTTACGATGAGGGTGAGAAGACTGCTCATCAGAGCAACCGCCGTGGTGTATGTGTATTTATTCATTGAGTGTTTAGGTTAGTTGTTTTCTTGATCGTGTGCAAGGATTTTTTCCATGCGTTCGTGCAAAAGTTTATAGACAAGATGCGCGTCATGCACAGCGTCAACGCAATCTTTCCTCATGCCTTCCATGAGAAAGTCTTTGGCGAAGAAGCGCACACTATTTGACTCAAGAGCTTTTTGTATGTTGGGAGTGATCATGTTAGATGGAGAGTAAGAAGCCGATGAGGCCGATTGAAACCGCAATGAGAGTGTAGAGCGCGAAGCCCAGCAAGTCGAGGATTTGTTCTTTCATGAGATTATTTGTATGATCCAACAGGGATGTTCGGCGTTCCAGAGAAAACCGCTTCCAGAAAGCGATCACCATCGAATCGCGGATTTTGTTCGGTGAAGTATGCGGCAAAGTCCATTGCCAGAACTTCGACAACTTCATATTCGCCAATCGGCGCGTGTTGTTTTTCAGCGAGACGCTTGCCCAAGATTTTTGCAACGGCTTGGTAGTGTTTTTTTGTCATGGTGTTATTGTGGTTTGTTTTAGTGTTAAGGTCAAGGGATTATTTTAGCAATTCTTGAGACGGATGAGGACATCCTTGTTGACTTCGAGAGCCTCGGTGAGAACCTCGAAGCAGAACTCCCGCCATTCCTGCTCGGTGATTTTACCAGCGCGGAAAGCGTTGAGCTTGTTGACGTATTCGGTGTTGTTCGTCTTGATCATGTTTATAGAATACCACAGCCCCGCAAAAACGCAAGGGATTTTTTTGAAAATTATTTTTTTATTTTTTTCGCTTGACACGTGACTTGGCATGCCGCTTGCGTAGCATATTCCATAACACGTTGATTTTCAACAGCTTACGTCGCGCGGCGGGGCGCGGCCGCGTAAGTGCTTGATATTCAACGACTTAGCCTATGATCGTGAAATTCATTTCGTGATGATACGTAAAGCCTTACGGCTTAACGACTTAAGTGAGTTTCCAAAAAACACAAAAAAAAATGCGCACTTGGCGCACTTTTTTCTTGACAAGATTTTAGTTGAAGAACTCGCGCAGTATGCCGCGCAGGTAGAAAACAAAGCAACGCGGGTTGCGGATTAGGCAACGCGCGTGCAATGTGATGCGTGCGAACATGGCCTACTCTTCGCAGTAGTCGTTCGCCTCGTTCTGGTTGTAGTCCGCGAGGTCGTCCTCGCCCGACCCATCCCCAGCCCAGCCAACGTAGGCATGAGCCTCGGCCTCCTCACGCTCGCGCTCCTCGCGCTCGTGGAGTTCCTGCGCGGCGGCCCAATCGTCGCGCACCTGTTGCACGAGGATTTCCTCGCGCTCGACCTGTTCGGTGGCGAGGTCGTCCACGTGCGCGTTGACGATGAAGGTTTCGTTGATGGTGGTGGTGTTGGTGTTGTTCATGGTTAAAGAATAGGATGAGATGAGAGTGAACGCAAGGATTATTTTATGCGGCCATGCGAACACGGAACACAAGCTCCAGCTTGCCAGCTTTGGGGCTAGATTCGCCAGCGACAAAAGCCGCGAGCATTTCGCTGTCCAAGTTGAAACGCGAGGGATATTGAGAGTTAGCCCAACGCAAGCCATCGGGCAAGCCAAGGTCGATGAGTTGTTGAACCTCTGAGTCAGAAGGGGACGAGTAAGGCGACCAGCTGAGAGTTGCAACGACCTCGTTCGTGTTGACGTTGATGAGATCATGCCAGAGCTTGATGCAGTCGCCATCATAATCCTCCGAGACGGAGAGGAAGCAGAGGGTTCCGTTGACGTTGAATTGTGTTTCTTTATCTTTCATACATACAATCTACCACAGGTCATGCAAAACACAAGGGATTTTTTTACGATTGTGCAAATTATTTTTTATCTTTTTTACTTGACATCTTGCGCGTGTTGTGGTATTATTCGCGTCCTATATGTAAAGTGTTGATTTTCAACGACTTACGGCGGCGCGCCCCGCCCTTCGGCGTAAGTGCTTGATATTCAAGGGGTTATACAACATGCGATTTTGGCAAGAAAAAGCGCACCAAGTGCAAGACTTGGCACGCTTCCTGCTATAGGATGAGGGCCTTACCAGCCCGCCATGCCTTGGTCTATCTCGTTAAGGATAACGTCATCGACTTTCTTTTGCAGTTCCTCATCAGTGAAGAGGGACTCCATAGGAACAGGGTGAAGGATCGAAGGAGCCTTGAAGTCCAAGACTTCGGTGTCCGTGTCGTTATTCCACAGGTTGAGTGTGACGATCTCAAAGTTCATGTCGCTATCGACGTAGAATTCCGCGTCGATGTTGTAGCTTGTTCCGTTGAGGGTGAAGGATGTGTTGATGTCTTTCATGCTTTTAATTTATCAGAGGTTAATGGATTGTAAAGGGATTTTTTATGATTAGCGTAACTTTTTTTTGTTGACGTTCCAGAAGTCAGTATAAGGAACGCGATGCGCTTTGATCTCATACGTTCCGCGCTTGTTAGTAATGCGCCACACGCGCAAATTGATCCCAACAAAGTAAGGGTGTCCGAGTTGGTTGATTTCTTTCGTGCTGTATTCGTTCTTAACCATGTGAAAAGAATACCACACCCCACGGAAAACACCAGAAAAATCTTTGCGGTTGAGTAAATTATTTTTGTTGACACCTACCCCCCTACTTTTTGAAAAAAATCGAACGGCCGTTTGAAAATTTCGGGGGGGAGGGGACCATTTTCAATCTCCAGTACTTTTATTTTAATACATTTAATTTAACCGCCAAGCATAAATCACGATAAGTATCGTATAACTGTACAAACTTTTATAAAACCGTATATGGAAAACACCCTAATAATAAAATAACAAATTTAAAAAATCCGCGGGGTTTATTTTTTTCTTAATTTGTAATTTAATCCATGGATCTATTAAGTCTATTAAGACTATTACGATATCGTCACTTGACTTAAATCAAATATGATTGTAATATATGGATGAAAGGAGGTGAAAAGTATGAAAGATTTCTTAAAATTTACTAAAGTAGAGTTAATCCTATTTTTTATTATTTGTAGTCAGGCAGTTATTGCGATGGCGAATTACGATCAAATATTTAAAATGATGGGTAAGATTATTCAGTAGACTAAATCAAAATGTGTCGCAAATCATTTAGACACGTTTGGATTTAATCCATTTAAAGCAAAGCCCCCTCTGAGAAAAGAGGGGGTTCTTTTTTTATACAGATTTCTCTAACGCGGCTGGATTAATGTTCTTAGTCATGGTTTTATAGTGTTCGGGGCACAAGTAGTGCTTACTACCGTCACCAAGTACGAGTAGTTCTGTACCCTCGTGCGAACACGGAACTAAAGATTCACCAATATACTGTATGTAAAGTTCACAACGGTTCATAATATATAATAATAATATATTGATTACAACATGTATATCTAAAATTTGTTTTATATACATTTTGCATGTAATATGTATACAGATGGACATTATTTTTAGCTATTGGGATACTGGACATAGAAAATTCACATCACTAGAAGTGGCGGCAATGTCAAACCACTTGGCTAAAAAACACGGACATAAAACCCACTTGTACGCGGATAAAAGTGGGCTAGAATTATTTAAAAATATAGAATTTGATTATCGTATTGAGTTAGATGAGAAAATTTTAAAAGAATTACCCGCGCGCGTTTGGAGTTTGGGTAAACTTTTGGCTATTTCACAACATCGCGCGCCATTTTTACATATAGACTTTGATTTAATGCTGTTTAAAGACATTCCACGCGAAAAATTAAGTGAAGATTTTTTATGTGCCCATCCCGAATACTGGTTTGAATTTGAAAGGGAGTGTTATAACATACACGCGCCGAAATTAAACATTAAAGCGCCATACCCTTATTCTCATAATTGTTGTATAGTGGGGGGTAATAAATATATGGAAATTAATAGCGCCGCTGAAACAATTATAAATTACTGTATAGAAAATAAAGTGGAAATAGAAAACGATTGCGAAAAATATAAAAAAATACGTACATGGATTATACCCAGCCTATTTGAACAAACGTTTTTTGTTAATTTAGTGAGGAGTAAACTTAATTTAATAAAAATTCCAGTAGTCTTTGACGAAATGAATATTGATAAATTATACAGTAAATTTAAAAGTAGTAATATAGTACATCTTTGGGGGCAAAAAATATTAGTCCACGATTTGTACGATAAATATATTGCGAAAAATAAAATTACATACTAATAGTATTTTTACCATTGGCTATTAGCGCATTTTTACTTCTCATTGCGTGAACAATCGCGGGTTTCACAAGATATTTTTCATAGGTCATATATGATACTGACTCCCACTCTTTATCGACTGGTAAAACATTTTTAAAAACTTCAGTCCAATCGCTACACCAATAATTTGAGAATCTTTCGATGAATCTATTAGAATTATCAGACTCTACTAAATTTGACAAGTACCCTATAGACACTTCTTCTGGAACAGTATATCCATAATTTTTTAATTCATTATGAAAGTCATAAGCTAACTCACAAGCTTTATTTATAAAACTCTTATGGCATACCCAAAAGCCACCATTTGTATTTCGAATCTCTTTTGCTGTAACACCTTTATATCTCATCATTAGTGATAAAAAATTATTAGGAATGCCCCACCAATCTCCGCGTTTTGTTTTCGGAGTGTTAATAGGACTCTCTAAAAACGAGTGCCAAACTGATCCGCGCATTACTTCTTCGATTGTTATTTCGGGATGCCTAACAAAAAAATGATCAGAGTCTATGAAAACAAAATAATCATAGTCTAATTTACTCATTTGCTTTTGTAAGTATTCGAATTTAAAAAATTGTAACCTATCTAATTCTATAGAGTTGTCTAATCTATGGTTTATGCAATTATTTATTGGTTTTTCCGTAAACGTAATAAAGTCTTCAGTAACTCCAACCTTAATAGCAGAATTAACTAGCGATTGACACATATGATCGTAATCACCCCATGAAATAGACCAGTAACAAAATTTTTTATTCATAATTTAAATTATACATACATTTACGATTTAATCAAGACCTTTTATATCGTACTAAAAATATTATTCCAAATCTCCAACTGTTTTTCAGAATTGCACCAGAGATCTATAGACACCTCTCTGGCTAATTTACCAATCGCAATTCTTTCATCCGCATTCTGTTCTAGAAACTTTACATATTCTATACATTCCTCATAAGTGTCCCAAGTAAAACCACTTTTGCCATGTTGTATTTGATTTTTAAAATTTTCTTTAGCTGGCGCGACTACTGGCAATCCAGTTAACATGGCTTCAATCGTGGCGCGACATTGTGTTTCTGTAAATGTCGGATGACAATTATAAACGTAACAATCTAATGATTTTAAAAACTTAATAGTATCTTCTTGATTTTCTTTTAACAAGTCCCAATTACTATTAAACTCAAACCAGCGAAAATGTGATTTTATATATTTATTAAAACCCATTACTCGATACTTTGGTCGTGTAATTTTTAAATTTTCATAAAAATTGGGAAAATCATCTGAAAATTTTAAAAGATCTGCGCGACTGTGTTTTCCTATAACAAAATTTTCACGAATTGGTCGTTCTATATATTTATAGTTCTCTAAATAAAAATAATTCGGCACAATAAATTCTTTTACGTTTTTACTCGCGTCTATGCTTATATCTTCGTAGTGTTTTTGGCTTGTATAAATCGCGGCGTCTATTAATTTATTATTTAAGCAACTAATTTCTTCATCAGTATGCCACATCATGTCATTAGACCAAATAAATTTAAGTCCTATTGATTTAATCCTATCAATTCTCCAACTTTCTGAAAAAATTCTAAAATTACTAAAAGCAATTCCAAAGCCCTCGGCTTTTTCTGGTAACTCTTCCCAAGACATGATCTTTACCCCATGACTTTCTAAAAAATCTCTATTGTTTTTTTCTTCTAGCCTAAAATTATCATTAGGAATAGAATGCAGTTTATATTTTCCTGTTTTTGAGAGTAATTGTATTAACTCTTTCAAACGCGTATCTGCGCCGCCTAAATCAGATATCCATTGGAAGAAGTATATATTAATCACTATATAATTATATTATTAGTTTTAAGATTGTCAATATAAACTTGGGTATTTTAGCGTATTAAATGTAATTATATATATGAAGTCGAGGTCGATACACGATAAAGTGTGTGCGCTTTGTAGTTATAAATTACCACTTGATAAATTTGCATATGATTTGCACGGAGAATCTGGATTTTCTATATATTGTAAGTTATGTGATAAAAGAATCACGCGAGAAAAGCGTAAAGTTCAAAAAAAACATCGTACATAAATTAAAAAGTGTCTACACTCTAAAAAGTGTAATTAATAGTAGTGTTAATTGTTCTCTAACATGAAAAAAAAACCTGAAAAAACCCGCGACGTTTCTCCATATGCGGAGAAGAAAAAAACAAAAGTAACCATAGACCTGAGTATCCGTGAATTACCCTGGACAGATAAACAAAAAGAGTTTATTAGCCTTGCTTTGCACAAAGATACCAAAGTAATTATCTTAAAAGGTGTTGCTGGCACCGCCAAAACCATTTTGGCCGTTTATAGTGCCCTACGGCTTATTAAAGATAAAAAAGCCAGCGAAATATACTATAGCCGCGTTCCAGTAGAAGCCTCTGTTCATGGCATTGGTTACATTAAGGGTACATCTGAAGAAAAAATGTCACCATACACCCAACCATTGGTAGATAAATTAAATGAATTGTTACCAGTGCCACACGTTAAGTCTTTAATGCTGGATGAAAGGATTATTGGCGTTCCATTGGGCTTTTTGCGCGGATTAAATATCTCTAATGCTACATTTATTATGGATGAGGCGCAGAATTGCCGCGTAGAAGACTTCCTATTGGTTATGACTCGTATGGCTACGTTTTCTACACTGTTTATTTGTGGAGACGCCCAACAGTCCGACATTAAACAAAGTGGATTTTGTAAAGTATTTGATTTATTTGATAATGACGAATCAAAAGAGTCGGGAATCCATACTTTTGAGTTTGGAAAAGAGGATATTGTTCGTTCCGAGATACTTTCCTACATTATAGAGAAATTTGAAAACTTAAAGAATAAAGTGTAATATTCTTTAATGATCAGTTTAACGCCAAAAGGTAATGCGACTATAACAAGTATAGATTGTGGGACACCATCCGCTCAAAGATTGGGTGGATCTATAGACATTTCGGGGTTTTCTAGTTTAACTGGTTTTTACTGTGTTGATCATGACATTAGTAGTTTTACTGGTAATGCCGCTTGTGGCACTAATTTAAAAAAACTAATATTAACTAGTAATTTACTTACAAAATTTCCAGATTTTACCGCTAATACAGCTTTAGAAGAGTTAAGACTTGATAATAATAACATTACTGGACGCACGCCGTCTTTGACTGCTTTGACTAATTTGGGCACTGGAAGATTACAAGGGAACCCATTGTTAAGCGGCACATTACCAGACATAAGCTCATTAACAAAGTTATTATCTTTTTATACTATTGGTTGTAGTATGACCGGCAATATAGTTTTAAATACTGTAATACAAGATTATAGATGTGACAGTCAAAATGGATCTATAAAAATAGGTGGTATCATACCCGCTATCCCGCCTAGTCTTAAAACCTTTTACGTATATAATAATAAGATTACAGGGTTTCTTCCAGACGTAAATAATACCACAACAGATTTTAGATGCTATAATAATTTAATCAGTGGCAGAAATAAAAGCATAGCAAATGCTAGTACTTTAGCAACTTATTATATTTATAATAATCAAATATCCGGAGAAATATTTTTACCGACTTCAAGAACTGAATTAAGAAGCTATAATTGCGCGACCAATCTTATTACTGGATTTATACCATCAAATTTAAGCACTTATACAAAATTAAAAATTTTTGGATGTGAAGAAAATTTTCTTTCTGGCGTAATGCCAACCCTACCTACTACTATTGTAGATTTTAATTGTGGCAGTCAAAGTGGTATTATTAAAATAACTGGATTTATCCCACCATTATCCACTTATACAGATTTACAAGTTTTTCATTGTGATCAAAATCAAGTCTCAGGATCTATTCCAAGTTTATCTTCTAATACGGCATTGACAGATTTTTTATGCCACGGTAATTATATTACTGGATACGTACCGCCCCTAAGTACGCTTGTAAATTTAGATAGATTTAATTGTGGTAATAATTCATTAAGTGGGGTTATACCAGATTTATCTCAGAATACAAAATTAGCAACCTTTCGCGGTTATGGAAATAGTTTTACAGGCTACGCTGGAACCGTAGTCCCAAAGTCACTAACAAACTTTGCTTTAAATAGTAATTCTTTGCCACAATCTGAAGTAGATAAAATACTAATAGCTTTTCAAAATGCACAAGCTACTATCCCTCGTAATACTGGAGCTTTAGAGTTGGGTGGAGTGGGTAATGCAGCCCCAAGCGCCGCTGGAATAATTGCAAAAAATATTCTTACCAGTTACTTGTGGACAGTTAATACGAATTAATTATGATTACAATATATACCAACCAAAATGTACCATCTAATGGTTACAACATGAATGCAAACACGCCAGACGTTTATAGTGACGATTCAGCATGGTGGATGATTTATAACGCTGATGATAGTACTATTATTTTAGAACCCCGACAATCGTCGGGGTATAAAAACACACCTTTCACCATCGTCATATCAGACACCGAAGGAGAATTAAATAATTACATTCAAACAAACAGTTTAATACTCAGTCGTAGTATTAGAAAAGACCTGGTAGAAGAAGAAACCTAAATCAATTATACATATCCACGATTTCTTCGGGGATATCTAAATACATTTGTGTATTTTTTAATAATGTAGTAGGACAAATTCGTTGTACTTTTTTATATTTTCTATTATCATCTGGCCATTCATTATAATTGTATAAAAAGGCATATTTATATAATATGCCATTAGCACTTTGCGCGTATTTTTTATGATCAAATAAATTATTATTTTTAATAATATTAACAGTGCGCTTTTCACAGTCTAATTCTAAATCCATAAGTGCTAATAGCTCTTTTTTATATTTTTGTGGCTTTAAAAGTAGATGACTATAAGTTATATCGTAATCGCAAAATTTATTCCATATTTTTGTATCATCACGCCACTGCAAAAAATGCGAGTACTCATGAATAAGTACCCCGAACCATTCTTCGTCATCCAGGCCACCTTTCGCAACTTTAATAATAGGATCTTCGTTGGCATTCATATAAAAAAGTCCTGAACATTTACTTTTCCCACCGCAGTAGCGACCTTTCACAAAAACAATTTTACCATCTAAATCTTCTAGATCTTCTTTGATGATTTTGAATACTTCCGAGTTTATAAACGACATCATTAGTAATTTACACTATAAAAATATAAAGAAGTTAATCAAAAGAGATTTTTGAATTTGTTGTGTAAATCAGTCATAATAAGTGTATGAAATATTTTTGTTCTAAATGCGGGAAAACATCTTTATATAGTTTAGACTTACCGAAATTCTGTTCTTTTTGTGGGAAATCTTTTGCTAGCACCGTTCGGAAAACGCCAACTTCCGATTTATATAAAAATGAATTAAAATTAAAAGAAAACATAAATGTTGATGACGATATATTATCAGATGATGAAAGTTATGTCAATATAGATTTTAAAAAAATTAAAGCTTCTTTTACTGTGGACGTATATAAACCTAAAGGCGAAACTTTCGGAAATTTATTAGATAATCCAGTAGAATCTACAGCAAATAATTTGGAAACAGTCTCCCAATCAAAATCTAAAGATGATATACTTCTTGAATTTCAAAAAGAAGCTGGAATATCACGGTCTAATTCTTAATTATTATGCCTAAGAAAAAAAAGGTAATTAGACCGACTTTTGAAGAGTCTATAGATATAGTCAACTCTGAAATACAAAAACGTAAACATCGGTGGCATTTAACGGCTATCGCTTGGATGGATTTCGAAGATGTTTCTCAGAGACTTAGAATTCATATTTATAAAAAATGGGCGAAGTGGGATCAAGATCGTCCATTAAGACCTTGGCTAAATCAAGTTATTAATCATCAAATGACTAATATGCTTAGAAATCATTATTCTAATTTTTCCAGACCATGTTTGAAATGTCCATTTAATACTGGCGATCAGGGCTGTAGTGTTTATGGAACACAAAATAATAGTTGTAAAGATTATAAAAAATGGGAGAAAAGCAAAAAGTCCGCATATGATATTAAATTTCCATTAAGTATACATAGTCCTAATCATGACAATCCAGAGACAACTTTAGAGAGTGTATTGCAAAGTACTGAAAGTAATTTAAATATAGAAGAAGTTCTACCAATATTTCACGAGTTAATGAAGAAGAATTTGAGTAATATCGAAGCCAAAGTTTATGAATACATGTTTTTACAACATTTGGACGACTCAGATGTTGCTAAAAAAATGGGATATAAATTAAGTATAAAAGAGGGGCGGCCAGCTTATCGTCAAATTAGCAAGATTAAATCTAGAATTTTACAAAAAGCGCGTGAATTAGTTAAGGAGGTTGTATGAGTGATTTAACTGAAGATCAGGGTAATAGAATAAGAGAGATTTTAAAGAAAAATCCCGAAGCAAGTATTTCTGAGATTACTACATATGCTTACGATAATCCATCTATAGATAGTCGTAGTAAAGAGGGGCGTGCGGTTAAAAAATTCCTATTAGATAATAAAATTGAATATAAAAATCGTTCAGTATTTACTCGTGATCGTATAGAACTCACAAAAGAACAACTTGAATTTATAGAGAATAATTATAAAAATCAACATTACTTAGATATGGCGAAAATCTTATTTAAAAATAATGATTTAACCCATTTAAATTTAGAAGCTAGAGAAGTTAATAAATATGTAGAAACGCTTCAGAAAAAAGATCCTACAACTCTAGAAGTAACCACTTATGTTCCTAAAGAACGCAATAACCCACTTGGTGAGTACTTCCCACCGCGCAGATCTGATCAAACTTTATATAGAATTAATAGATATTTAAATTTGGGATGGGAATTAGAAAAATTAAAAGCTGTACAAATAAAACAAGTAGATACTTTACAAAGATATTTAAATACTTTTAGTTTTTGTTATCAAATTAATACTTATAGACGAGACGACGATAGAAAATTATTCGAAGATGCTTTTATTCGTTATACTTACGATAAAGATGACCTAACTCAGGAGGAATTAGATCAATTTATTGTATTATGTACAGAAGTTGTTACTGCATCTACTATTCTTCAACAGGTCGAAGACTTACGGCAAACATTAAGACAGGCTAGTGAAGAGGAAGAGGGTCGTAATATTAAAATGCAACTTAACGAGGCTATCAGCAACTTACAAACTGAGTATAATCAGTGCCGTGGACGTCAGAATAAATTATATAAATCCCTTGTAGACGATAGATCTAAAAAGATACAAGAACGTAAGCAAGAGAACGCAAGTATTTTAAATTTAGTTCAGGCATGGAAAGACGAGGAGCGTAGAAAAAGTATTATTAATCTTGCAGAAGCTCAAAAACAAAATCTCGAAGGTGAAGCTAAACGCTTATCATCTATGGACGAATTAAAGGCAGTAATTCGTGGAATTGATATAGATGAAATGGTTCATAGCTAATATAATTAATATGGATAAGAATACAATGTATTTAAAATGTAAAGTCTGTGGAAATGATTTCGATTTTTTCACAGAGCTAAAAGACCATTTAAGAAATTATCATAAAGTATCTGCCAAAACTTATTTTGAATCTAATTGGAGGCGTATTGACCGTTCGAATGGAGAGAAATTAGAATATAAAACATTCGATCAATATATTACTTGCGATTTTAAAGATAAAAAAAATTATAAAAGTTGGCTAAAAACTTTATCAAAAGAGGAATGCGGAGATTATTTTAAACATAAATTATTACAGTATTGTGATTTAAAAAAATTAGATTACGCTCCATGTCAAGCTGAATGTCAAACAGTTAATTGTTTAATTCCTATTAGCAGCATGGAAGGATTTTCTGGATTGACTTACAATGAGATATGTAAATCAATAAATTTAAAAACAAGATTCGATTACACTAAAAAAGATATCGCTTTAACTCCTATTGACCAAATTATTATCGATACCAGAGAACAAAAGCCTTTTAAATTTAAAGATAAAATTATAATTGATTCTAAATTAGAATACGGGGATTATTCCGTCCATCCTAATAATAAATTGGCTGTAGAGCGCAAAAGTCTCGTTGATTTATTCGGTACTTTGAGTGGTGGGCGCGAAAGGTTTGAAAAAGAAATCCAACGTGCCCAAAAAATGAATGGTTATATTGTTGTGGTGGTCGAATCCACTTTAAATAATATGATGTATCAGAAACAAAAGTTTTCCAAGGCTTCTGGGGATTTTATTGCGCATAATATGCGCCAAATTTTAAGAAATTATAATAATATACAATTTGTATTTTGTGATGGACGTGAAGAGGCTCGCAATAAAACAATTCATATATTAGAAATGAATGAAAATGCTTTTGATATAGATTTACAATATTATTTTGACACAACATGGCACTCATTGTAGGAAATCAAAAAAAATCTAAGCCATTAGCTAACGTTAATCAAGAATTACTCGACTTAAAAGGCGACTTGACTGATGAAGAGGCTAGAATTAGTCTTGCCAAATTTTTAAGATACAATCTTGGTTTTACTACAGAGTTATCATTAGGTTTAACATTAGAAGCCTATCAAGAATTAACACTTAATTCTTTTTTTAATAGGAATTATTGTATGTTAGTATGGGGTCGTGGTGGCGCAAAAAGTTTTTGTGCTGCAATCTATTGTATTCTTAAATGCATGTTAGAACCTGGAACTAAAATACTTATTGCGTCTATTAACTTTCGTACCAGTCGTCGTGTTTTTAATGAAATCGAAAAGTTTTTAATGTCACCAGAAGCGGCGCTTGCTAGACAATGCTTTGGTTTAAAAAGTAAGCGTAATGACCAGTACGAATGGCAAATTAATGGTGGAAGTATTACAGCTATTCCGTTAACTGGTGAAAAAATTCGTGGTATCCGTGCTAACGTACTTATTTTAGACGAGTTTTTACTATTACCACCAGATATTATTGATAATGTTCTTATTCCGTTCTTAAGTTCACCAAGGGACGTAGGAGAGCGTATTCGTATTAGAAAATTAGAAGATGAATTAATGAAAAAAGGTTTATTACATCCTGACAATAGACATATATTTGAGAATACATCACAGATGTTATGTTTAAGTTCTGCTAGTTATACTTTTGAACACTTATTTCGCGTCCATCAGCAATGGTCACACTTAGTAGAGAATCCAGATGAACAAGATTCTAAAGAGGGGGAACTTCCTGGAACCTATTTTATTTCACAATTAAGTTATGAGGCGCTACCACAACATATGGTAGATCAAGGCGCTATTCAAGTTGCTAAAAGTGGTGGGAGTTCCCACCATTCGTTTCTTCGTGAATATTGTGCGCGTTTTATTGATGGTGGTGATAGTTATTTTTCTCCTAAAAAAATGCACGCATGCACAATCCCAGATGGAGAGTATCCAACTACCAAGGTGATAGGTGATACAGATAAAAAATATATACTATCAGTCGATCCAAACTTTAGTTCCTCTAAAACTGCTGACTATTTTGCAATGAGCGTTATCGAGTTAGATGAGGATAAGAAGCAGGGGGTGCTTGTGCATGGTTATCAAGCTGCTGGATCTTCACTCCAAGACCATATCAAGTATTTTTATTATTTATATAAAAACTTTAATATTGATTTGGTTGTAATTGACCATGCGGGTGCTGATACTTTTATAGATGCAGTTAATAACTCTGAATACATGAAAGCCGCTAATCGTAAAATTGGTTTTGTGGATTTCGACTCTGATAAAGAGAATGAAGATTACGTGAGTATGGTTAAAGACTGTGCTCGTCAGTATAATAAAGACTTCGGAACCATTTGTATTAAACAATTCTTTACTTCTGCATTTTTGGGTAGGGCTAACTCGTATTTACAAACCTGTATTGATCACAAAAAGATTTGGTTTGCCTCGCGCGCGAGTAACCATCCAGACATTCTTGAGAATATATTCTCTATGAACCTTCCTATGGAGTATATCTATCCCAAAGGTATCGGTGAAAAGGCTGATAACGAATACGAAACAAAAAAATTAACAGTAAGAGAGTTTATAGAGCAGCAAGACTTTATTATACAAGATACCAAAGATCAATGCGCCAACGTTGAAGTAACTACTACCTCAAGGGGAACACAAAGTTTTGACTTACCCTCACATTTAAGAAAATCGACTAGTATTAATCGTGCCAGAAAAGATAATTATACAACTCTTATGTTAGCAAATTGGGGAGTTAAAATTTATTTTGATATAATGGCCCCAGAGAATTGGTTAAAGAAAAATACAGAATTCGTTGCCGAACTTATCTAATAAATAAGATTTTGGTGTAATAAACTATTATAATAATTTATGGCAAGAAATAATAAAAATCTTAAATTTCCGGAACCAGAGGTAATTCAAGGATCAATAGGGTCAAAAGACAGTATAGAAATTAAAGCTAGTCGTAGTGAAGCAAATACCTCTGTAAGAAGAAATCGTTCGTCTACTTTATCTAGAACAGATAAATATCATAATATTGAAGGTGGCGTAATTCCTTTTATTTATGGTGGCGGTGCTGGTAAATATAGTTCAAATATTAGTATTCGTGACACTATCATTCTTTGTCAGAAGGCTTATTATAATTTTTCAATTTTTAGAAATACAATTGATTTAATGACCGAATTTAGTTGTTCTCCTATTTATTTTACAGGTGGGAACGAGCAGTCTCGGAAGTTTTTCCAAGCATGGAGCGATAGAATTAATCTTTGGAAATTACAGGACATGTTCTTTCGTGAGTTTTATAGAAGCGGAAATGTATTTCTATATAAATTAAACGCAGAATTCACTAAACAGGACATGCGTATTATTTCCGATTTAATTACAACAGAAGCTCGCGTAGGAGAAATCCCAATTAGATATATTATATTAAATCCATCTGATATTCAAGCGATTGGATCCGCATCATTTATTACCCCGCGTTATGTAAAGATTCTTAATGACTTTGAAATGCAAATTCTTACTAACCCTCAGACAGAACAGGATAAAGAATTATCAACTAGGGTTAAGAATATTAAAGATTTACAGGATAAAAGTAATATTAGCATGACTAACCAGTATATGGTTTTTGAATTGCAACCTGAAAAATTTGTTCCTATATTTTATAAGAAACAGGATTATGAACCATTTAGCGTACCCATGGGTTTTCCAGTTTTAGAAGATATTAATTGGAAGCAGGAGCTAAAAAATATGGATATGGCTATTAGCCGTACAATTCAGCAAACAGTTCTTCTTGTGACTATGGGTAATGATGAAGTTGGTATGCCAACTAAAGAACAGATTACTACATTACGTAAAATATTTGAAAATGAAAGTGTGGGGCGTGTTTTAGTTACTGATTATACTACTAATATTAAATTCATTATACCAGAAATCGGTCAGATATTAGATCCTAGAAAATATGAAGTTGTTGATCGTGATATTCGTTACGGTTTAAATAACGTACTATTTGGTGAAGAAAAATACGCTAATACAACTACCAAAATCGAAGTATTTCTCTCGCGTTTAAAACACGCGCGCGAGACTTTTATGAATGATTTTATTTTACCAGAAATGAAACTTATTGCTAAGAATTTAGGGTTTAAAAATCTTCCTACCCCTAGATTTAAAGATGCTGATTTCAAAAGTGACGCTAGTTTGACTAGGATATATACTAGATTAATTGAGTTAGGCGTATTGACTCCAGAAGAAGGTCTTACCGCAATAGATACTGGGCGTTTACCGCTTCCGGAAGAGAGTATTGAGTCTCAAAAAGAATTTATTAAATTACAAGATGAGGATAAATTGTATCGTCCACTATTAAATAAACCTCCAGGAACTCCTGGCGGTCCACCAATGCCACCTAAACCCACTCCAGCGCCAAATGCTGGAATTTCTGGCCCAACTGGGCGACCAGCGGGAACTGGTAGCCCACAAACTAGTAAGCAACCAAGAAAACTTGGAAAAATCAATGCTTCAGAAGAAAATACTAAAGTAAGTGCAGATCTAGTAGCTAAAAATTTAATTAAATTTGATAATTTGGTAGAGTCTGTAGAGACACATTTAAAAGAAAAATATAAAAGAAAAAATTTGTCAAAAGAACAGCGTGAAATTATTCAGACTGTAGCTGAAACCATTGCTACGAATGAAAATCCGCAAAATTGGATTAATAAAATTGAAAATTATATTAACAAACCCGTCGAAATGACTGTAAGTATGAATGATATTACAATGATTGCAGAGGAATATGGTACGGACTATAAGACTGCACTTCTTTTATATCATAGCAGAATGGAATAAGGTATGTCAAGAAGTTTAATACGTAAAAATCAGTTACATCCTGATATTGCCGATCTTGTCGGTCAATATGGCAGTGGATTTTTTCAGTCGCCATTTCAGTCCGTATTATTAACAGGAAACCAGACTATAGATGATATTAAAAATTTCAGTAGTAGGCCTACTTTTAATGGTGTGGGGCTAGCAACTACTGGAGATACTAATATAACGACTATTAGTAATTTAAAGAATGGTCAAGATGTTGTAACTTTTTTAAATAATACATATTTTCCTATTACACAAGCTTCAATTTCTTTAAATGGGTATTCTTTACAACAATTAGGGACAACACTTAATCCGATATATTTTGTAGGCAGTATAACAACGGGTGATGCGACAATAAGAGACTTAAAATATAAAATAAGTGGAAATCAAGTTGGAAATACGGTAGATAACCCATTAACTACTTTTAATATAGGAATAGGGCAACCAATTGGTAATACTACACAAGTTTCAGTAGAAGTTAGTTCTATAATTAATGCTGTATCAACAACTGCATCTGCTTCACAATCAATTCAATTTGAAGCTCCACATTATTATGGCGTAGGTGCTATAAATTTATCACCATCTCAAATTACTGGAACTCTTACAAAAGGCTTATCTTTAAAATATAATCCAACAATTACTTTTACAACGAATGATACTTATATGTATTTTGCATATCCTAATACTTGGGGAAATTTATCTTCAATAAAAGATGCTAATAATTTTTCACAAAAAGAAAACTTTATTAAAACAACCATTAATCTTCCATTAATAAATTCTACCGACTATTCTTATAATATATATAAATTTAATACACCTACATTCGGTACTTATATAATTACCTTTTCTTTTTAATTTATGGCTATTGATATTCCTTCAAATTTTAATCTCGGAGCTAGACTTCCTCTAGATGCACGATATATAGTTAATACTTATAGTGAGCTTACCGGAAGTTCAATCAAATATTCTGGAATGCAAGGGTACGTAGTTCAAGATAAAAAGATTTATTATTTAGAAAATTTAGATACGAATAATTGGGTAGAAGTAGGCGCTGGAGCTGGTAATTCGGTTTATACTACTGGTAATCAATCAATAGGTGGTATAAAAAATTTCAATGGAACCTTGCAATATGATGGAAATATGGTCGCAACAATTACTGACCTAAACGATTATTTATCAAATAGCAACGCATCTACCACATACGCAACAATTATTAATTTACAAAATACCGGTAGTACTTTATATACAAAAATAGATAATTTGAGTGGTTATGTCGTTGGTATTACTGGTACATTTGGCGCAAACGTTAACGCTCTTAATACTAATGCTGTATTAAAAACTGGTAATCAGGGCATTAGTGGAATTAAAACTTTTGAAAAAGTTTCTCTTGATTCGACTTTAACATTAAATAATACCGGAACTTTTCTTAAAGATCGTTATGATAGTATAGCTGAAATTGGAGATTATGGCGGTGGATTATTTTATAATTTTGAAAAAGGTTTTATAGATGTATATCCCGATATCATTAACGGTTTAATACCCTCTCTAAAAGGAAATTTTGATATAATCACAGGTTATGGTCGAAATGCTGGTTCTGCCACAATTAATAAATTGGGAAATGTGATGATTACATATGGATATACTCATTCTCCAACAGATACGACTTCAGATAAAACATTCGTTAGAATTTATACAAAGTCAAATGATAAAAATTCATTTGAATTAAAACAAACTATTACTGGAGATTATTTTACTGATTTGAGAGGGTTCGGGCGTGCGGCTTATGGGCCATATTTCGGCGCACATGTTTCAACTAGTGCTAGTGGAAATATTTTAGCTATAAGCGAACTTTTTAGCCCAAGTCCGTATAATAATTTATTATCAAGTGGCGCTGTTTATATTTATACCGGAAATACTGGCAATGGTTGGAGTCTAAAACAAAAAATATTCACGCCAATTTCTGGAAAAGATTTATCTTCGATGGAAATGTCGGAGAATGGAGACGTATTTATAGTTTCCAATAGAAATTATTATGGAGATTATTTTGGACAAGGTATCGCATATGTTTATACTGGAAATACTTCCGATAGTTGGAGTCTAAAACAAACTTTAAATAATTTTAATAATCAACTTATGAGTGGTTATTATTTTGGTACATCAATTTCTATAGCTAATAGTGGAAAGGTATTTGCGATTGGAGTCCCAAATGCTGATAACAACTCAGTTGATATTAATGGTGGTGCAGTTGTTCTATATACTGGTAACAAAACTGATGGATGGAATATAGCGCAAAGAATTTTGGGTACTGGTATTGATAGATTTTTAGGACAAGTAGTAAAACTAAATACTGATGGAGATATTTTAGCGACTAATTGGACTTCGGGATGGGGAGTAAATAATAGAACAGTAAATGGAAATATAAACATATATACTGGTGATCAAAATAAAAACTATAATTTAAAACAAATTTTAGATGGATATTATCTTGGCTCAGAAAATAATTCTACTTACTACCCTTCATTTGGAGGAAAATTCGAATTTGCTAATAGCGGGAATACCTTGATTACGAATCATAATGCTAAAATTTTTAAATATAATTATTTAGGAAATTTAGAAGGTATTGATTGGAATATAGTTTCTATTTTTACTGGTACAAAAAATAATCCTTATAAATTCAGAGATTATATATCAAGTTATGGTAATAAATATTCGTATGGAGATACGCAACTTAATGTTCAAGGCGTTAGTGAAAATGCTAAAACCTTAGTGGTTTCAAATAATTTCGGTGCTAATCCCGATGATTCAGCTCAACTTTATATTTTTAATCAAACAGCTTATAATAATATTAATTTTAGCAGACCGCCGAGCGTAAACGGTGTTCAAATGTTAACTAAAGGCGATATGCCTTTAAAACAACAAATCGTAGATACTATTAGTTCGCAATCGATCAGTGGTAATAAAAATTTTGTAGTTCAACCCACTTATAATGGAGAAAAATTAGCGGTATTAAGCGGAACTAAAATTCCATCATCTTATATACCGTCTAATATTAATTTTAATATAAAACAAATCTTTTTGACAACAAGTGGCTTATCTGATAAAAATAAAGATTATTTTAGTTTAGAAAATCTTTATGATGAATTATCTGAATTTGATTTAAATTTAATAAGTAGTTTTCCTTATTTTCCTTATAATAAATATATTATTAATGTAGGGGCTTATAATAATACTGGAAATACTATTGCATTAAGATTTGATCCAACTCCACCAACTGGATCTCAAATAATTATTAAAAATTATTGTCCACAAAATAATCTTTCTCTAGGTTTAACTGGTGTGAGCGGTATTAGAGTTATTATTCCTAAATATACAGGTGAGGCAAATCAAATTGATAATGATAATTTAATTAATATTCCTTACGGTGATTTTATAAATTTAACAACTACAGGCCAAGAATTTTCAATTATTCGTGGTATAGATAATAATGGAATAGCATCTTTTTATAAAGATAACTGGCCAAATTATGAAATTACACAAGCAGGTGAAACACTTTTTAATGGTAATAGAGCAATTAAACGTGATGGACAATTCAAAGGAATTAATCCTGGCGGCACTACAATATCAGAATTTTTAAATAATTTATTCTATCCATTTGTATCAGCATCGATGTCACTATCTATAACTCCAAATGATTTACGAGAGAAGGGTACTAACATCACAAGTATTACATTTGGTGGTTCAATAAATACAGGGGATGAGTCTATAGGCAATATAACCAATTTATTATATAAAATAACTGGAAATACAGTAAATACGGTAGCTGCTCCAACTACTAATAATTTATCTTATACTGCTACGCCGCCGATACCTATTACAGGTAATGCAATAATATCAGTAGAAGCTACAGCTGCAAACAATGGAACGCCAATACCAATTTCAAGTTCGCAAAATATTTATTTTGAAGCACCTTATTATTGGGGAGCAGGCGCTGCAAATTTAACGGTCGATAGTATTAAAAATCTGATTAAAGTATTAACATCCCAACCTAGTTCAATAACACAATCTTTTACAAGTAATAATAATTATTTTTATTTAGCTTACCCATCTAATTGGGGACCTTTAGCTTCTATTAAAGACTCTAGTAACTTATCATTACTTTCAGATTTTATACCATCAACGAATAATACATTCACTTTAATTAATGGATCTATTTATCCTTATTATATATATGTATTTAATAAAACATCAACTATTACTAGTTACCCTATAACTTTTACTTTTTAATATATGGCTATCCCTCTTCCAACAAATTTTAATATTAAAACTCAATCTCCTATAGATAGTAGATATCTGACTGGGACTTATAGTCAACTTTCAAATATTGAAAATCAATATAGTGGAATGCAAGTTTATGCCACGGGCGACAAAAAATTATACTATTTAAAAGAAAATAATACATGGTCTACCGTGTTAACTGATAAAGTAGATATTAATGAGATTACAGAGAATTTTGTATTTGAATCTGGATGGAATTCTAAACTACTAAAAATTAATACCGCCATACTTATTACTGGGGTAGTCCCAAGTGGACTCCCACTCGGTTATAATGTTGCTTTTGCTCAAATGGGCAATGGGGCTTTATACATTACGGGCAGTGGATTATACCCAAATCAGGTAAAAATTAATCAAAGAAATAGTTTTAATAAAACCGCTGGTAAATTTGCAGTGGCATCTTTATTAAATTATTATACAGACCAATATTTACTATATGGAGATCTTGCCTAATATTTATGTTTAATAATTACGCTGCACACGCTGGAATTTTAAGTAATAATTTAATTTTAAATAAATTTTGGGATTTTACGAACCCCGCTGGTAAGTTATTAACTAATTTTAAAGTGATTTATAATGGCGGTCCAACCGTTACTGTAAATTGGGGCGATAATACGTCAGAAGAGGATTTAACCTCTAATACGCCAGTTTCTCATACGTTTCAATAATAAATATTGAATACTATACTATGATTAATGTGTAATTATAGATTAATTATATGAGGCCTGCTACTTACAATCTACCTACTGGCTACCGTGGCGACAGTTATGGACCTATTACTTTTCGTTTTTATAATAGATCGGGAGATAGTATTAATTTAGATGGGTATTCTGGGGGATTACAGGTAAGACAGGCTCAAGATTTGCCAGTAGTTTTACAATGGTTAAGTAGTGATTATTCAATGGTTGTTGAGAGTAATACGGTAACATTAACCACTAAGTCTGGACATTGTATGCGAATGATGCCTGGAAATTATTATTATGATATGCAATTAAATTCTGGCTCTATAAGTAAAACTTATATAAAGGGTACTTTACCAATTGAGGGGGATATAACACAACTATAATATGTCAGATGATATAACAATTCAAGTAGAGTTAGAGAATCAAGATGTTTACATCGATGTTATTCAAGAGGGTGGGAATGGGGGGAACATTGATACTTCGGCTTTTTACTTAAAAAGTAACCCTAGCGGATTTATTACGGGCGTAGACCTTTCTAATTTTTATACGAACGATAACCCTAGCGGATTTATTACGGGCGTAGATTTATCAAATTATAATCTTCTTTATACAACAGGAAATCAAATTAAAAGTGGTCGTTTAATAATTGGTAATGATGCTATTAGCATCGTAGATCCAAACTCTCAATATACATTAAGTCTTCAAACAAATAGCCCAGCCACATGGTTAGAAATTTTAAATAATAGTGGCGCTAATAAAGGAGTATTTTTTGGAATAGACACCAATGATTTTGAACAATATAATTGGCAAGGTGGAGATATAAAATTCTTTACTTCTGAAAATCCTAGCGATGGAACAGTAAGATTAACAATTAAAAATGATGGTAAAGTTGGTATTGGTACTAGTTATCCATCTGAAAAATTAGAAGTAGCGGGAAATATAAAAGTAAGTAATACTGGTTTTTTTGTCGGTGTAATCAAAACGGATTCAATTGTTAGTATTCAGAATAATATAAATTTAGGCGCATATTATTTTAATTCTGGAGAAGGTACTTACAGACCCCCATTTAATACTGGTGAAATTGTTTTTGTAAATCACTTTTCTGGAAGTTCATATTATAATCCAGATTTATTTGGTTCCAGCGCACAAGAAGAGATTATTATAGTAGAAGGTATTATTGATACCAATGAAGAGATAAGAATGGATCCCTATTATACTGGTATTTTCCCATGTAAATGGAGTGATCTAAATGGCATTTATGTAAAAACATCAGTAGCAGTAACCCCGTCAATTACCGAGCCTAGTTGGTTAAGCGGTCTTGGAATGCACAATCCAGAAAGTGGAACTTTTAATTATTATTTTAAATCAGATCTGGACACAGAATTAGATGGTATATCATATTTTCTTGCGCCAGGTAATAAGGCTGGATGGGGTCCAGACCCAGATGAGGATGCTCTGACTGATACGGCCGTAAATTACTGGAGATTATGTTCATTAGCTGATTATCCATCGATATTTTTTACAAATCCAAGTACAGATCCTTACACATTTCCATTAGAAGGATGGGTTCCTGTTGATCCAGGGGCGACACCACCAGAAAATCAAGGTAGCGAATATTTATCTAATTATGATGGGGGATTTGAAGTAAGTAGCTCTACTTACTCTCCAAGCGGAAGTTATGCTCTTTATATAAATACATTTAATTCGAATGCAGAAAATAATTATGAAGGCCTTTCAGTTCTTACTGGCGCTGATGTTATATTTTCTTTAGAACAGAACGGCTATAGAGCTGTTTATAAAACTAATAGCGGTTCCTTTAACTATGCTGATTTTGGAGTTGGTATTATTTTCCATGATATGACTTATGGATATTCCCAGCCATTAACACTAATTAAAGGCGCTGGTGTAGAATTTACAAGTGGCGATCCTGTTTATGTTATACTTGGAAGCGGTAATCAGGCTAATAATTTTTCAATTACAAGTGGTAATGCAATTTTTGGGGGAAATTTACAGAGCAATACGGCTACTTTTATAGATGGCATCAAAGTTAAAAACTATATAGAAGGTGGTGGATATGGAGAATTAAGTCAAAATTTAACCGATGGATTATTAGGTATTCAATATAGCGGATATTTTGATAATGATCCGCAATGGTTTAAAACAGCCGCCGTAAAACCAATAATAAATGAAATAATTTTAACTGGATCATCGGAGAGCGAATTTAATGGTATATATACAAGAGCGGGTAGTATAGAAGAAAATCAAGGTGGCTATAATTATCAAGGTGATAATGGAGCTATTCTGACTTATTACTCATTAACACCTACAAATGAATCTTATTGGTATTTAAATTTAAACTTTAGTTATAATCCTTTAAATTCTAAATTTATATCATACGATTTAGAAACGTGGGGCCAAAATCCAGATGGCCCATACGGAAGTGTTCCCCCAACAACTACCATAACACAAACTCAAAATTTTGAAAATACTACTAATTTTGGTGTTGGTCGCGCGCTTGCGAACGGTACTTCATGGGAATGGGTTGGATATTTTAAACCAAAAAATACCGCAAATCATACTTTTGATATTTATGCTGACGAAAATGCCTATTTCTGGATTGGTAATAAAGCTTTGGATGGATATACAACAGGAAATGCAGACATATTTTCTGCTGCATATATTCAAGGTCAAATTACTGGTTTATCTTTAACGTCTGGAGTAAACTATCCAGTTAGAATTCAATGGGGTCATCCGGCGAACCCAACTGCTCTTGGTTTAGCTTTAAGTTATAATGATGGAATAAATGGTACTAATAATTTTAGTGGTGTATTTTTCCATGGATTAAACAAAAATGGTTTTTATTTAGATGGAGTTAGTGGTAACGCTTATTTTGTTGGAAATGTTCAAGCTAATAGCGCGACTTTTAATGTGCGCCCAACAGTTAATGGTACTGGGGTTCTACTAAGTGGCGAAGCGACCAGCTTGCCAGATACAATTGTCTACACAACTGGTAATCAAATTATTAATGGTGAGAAAAATTTTAATGATGGCATTATTATTTCTAGTCAAGAGGGGGGGTATGCTAAATATACAACTCCATTTGATCCTGGTGGTGATGCATATTTTAGATTTGAGGCGGGTTATGGTGGAGGGCCTAAAGGCCTAAATATTCATCCAGGTTCCCAATATATAAGTTTTGATAATGGAGGTCCAACTTTGCAATTAGATGGGCAATCTATGGTTTTGCAATACGGGGATGGCATATTATTACTTAATGCAGAGCAATCTACAATTTCAAATAATTTCTCTTCGTACAAATTAAAAAGTGGGGTAAATGGCTATATACCTATAGACTATGAAGTAGTTTATAATACTGGTAATCAAACAATTAGTGATATAAAAAATTTCACGTCTCGCCCAACAGTTAATGGAACTGGGGTTTTATTGAGTGGTGACGCAAATAGAGTCGGTAGAATTCAATACATACAGAATAGTACAAATGTAACACTAAACTGTGAAACCTACGATACATTCGTAGTTCAAGTAAGTGAACCAACCGCATTTACATACGCTAATTTCCAAGAAGGACAATCAATAAACATATATTTAGTTTCTGATCATAATGGGCATGTGCAACACACATTCCCCACCAATACGACTTTTGCGGAACTTGGAGATGCTAATATAATATATTCTTTTGAGAATTATACTACAAGAATTTTACTACAAAAAATTGGGGAGGAAATCATTAATTTTTCTTCTATAAATCTTACTCCGGACGGTCTATTTAATTTTCCGGCCTATCATACTATGACAGTTGACTTTACAATTACTGATATAATTGTAGACGTTGAGGACGGTGCTTATTCGCTTTATCCAACATTTGATCCAGCTATTAAAAATTATTGCGCACAAACACCAAACTCAATTAACGATCAAATTTCCCCATGGTCAATTACAGTAAATGGTGAGAAACAATCTAGTAATGTAAATAATTTTTTACGTGCAAATGATCTTGTAAAAGTTATAGATGGTACAAATTCATATTTTATTAGATTCCTTCCTTCCGATGTTAGTTATATAACTCCTGATACTCCAGCTACTGGTAATTATCATGAAGGGTATTATCAAGCGGCTTTTTATGGGGCGTCAAATTATTACTATATTTTTGATAAAAATGGTGTTCCACTTTGGTATTATACGGATGGAACTAGCCCATTAAGTTTACATAGGGGCAATGATAAAAATAGAGTGGTAACAAATCCATGGGTAAATGAAACAAGAGGAATTTTAGAAATTAAAAATAAATATATTACAGGTACTTATTATAATCCAGTGAATGATTCTGATGGTAATCCCGTAGATGGTATATATATGTGGGATAATCACGAAGCGCAAGAACTGGTTGGTCCGCCAAGTCGTCGTGGAAATTTTATTGCAGCAGGATATGTTGATGATGGTTTTTATTTCCAAGAGCAAAATGCCGCTGGCGAACTTGTGTGGGATTGGTATAGTATTGAAGCTTTTTCAAATACAAATGCCGAAGCGTATCATATAAATTCAGTTGACGTACACCCAATAAATGGCGATATTATTTGTAGCGTAAGGCATACTAGTAGTATTATATGTATCGATTATGCTACTAAAAATGTAAAATGGGTATTACAGGGCGATAACACTCCTTATGGAAGTCCGTTACAAAATTTTGCGCAAGGAAGCAGAACAGCTAATACAAAATGGATTGATGGAGAGAATATTATCGGAGAGCCAGAGTATAATGGCGAACAATACAATGGAACCTGCACTCAGCACGATGCCAGATATCATATGGATATACTCCCAGTTTATGATTCTAGCCATGTAGTAATTTCAGTATTTGATGATCAATCAGGTGGTCATTCGTATTCTCGTGGGGTTATATATGAAATAGATGAAAATACTGGAACCGCATATCATAGATTTTCTACATTTTCTGATGATGAAAATAGTCCAACTGTAGCACAATCACCATTTATGGGATCATATACCGTATTAAAAGAAAGCGATAATAGTTATTCGCATGTAATAACTCTTGTCCAAAATAATATATCTGTATTAGAATATCATGGATCTCTAATTCCAGTAAATAATTATAATACAGCGGATAAGGTTCTTACTTTTGATACCTCTGGTTTTACTAATGCAATTTATAGGTTTATTAAAGTACCATTAACGCATTTTAATATAAATAATCTTAGAAATACCGCTG